TTGAACATGTAGATTATATTAAAGATAATCCAGAAAAATGCAAATTAGATTATGAATTTTATATTACAAATCAGATTATGAATCCAGTGAAACAGGTCTTAGATTTAGAAATGGACAAGAAAGAAACAGAAAAACTATTTATTGCATAAAAATATTATCTACGAAATATAAATAAATGATTGGAGGAGGATTAAAGTTACAAAAGTTTTTTAAAGAACCAAAACTTGAAAATATAATCAGTTTATCTATCATGGTGATCCTTATCTTGTTAATAAGATCATATATTGTTCAAGTGACTTATAACATGATGTGGCCTAAGATAGTTAAAAATACTGGTGGCGATGATAGTCAATTTAGACCTATCACTTTCTATGAATCTGTTATGATAGTTTTATTATTTTCATTCTTATTCAAGGGTTAATTAGTTTATTCTTGGTTTGAATGATTTTTTTTTATATCCTATATATCATAATATGGGAGGCGGTATCATTCAACTAGTTGCTTATGGAGAACAAGATGCCCATCTTACAGGGAATCCCCAAGTTACTTTTTTTAAAAATGTATTCCGCAGACATACGAATTTCTCTATGGAAACTATTCAACAGGTTATTCAAGGTTCTAGTGTTCTAACCTCATCACCTACAAACGGAAATGTTACTATTTCCCGTAATGGAGATTTAATATCTGATGTATATGTCTCTACATCTACTACAGGTGTACATCACGGAGATCAGATTGTTACGGCTGTTGAACTTGAAATCGGAGGTCAATCTATAGATAAGCAGACTAAGGAATGGATGCAAATTTGGGAAGAATTAACTACACCAGCAACAAAACAGTATGCTCTTAAAACAATGAAGAAAAGTGATTCAAATGGAATAGCGGGTCTTACTATTATTCCTTTACAGTTTTGGTTCTGTCGTAATCATGGATTGGCCTTACCTTTAATCGCGCTTCAGTATCATGAAGTTATACTGAAATTCAACTTTGGGACAAGTGATTATTCTTCCGTAGGAATTGATGCGAGTATTGAGGTGTGGTGTGATTATATTTATCTTGATGCCGATGAAAGACGTAGATTCGCCCAAGTATCTCATGAATATTTAATAGAACAGATACAATATAAGGAAGAGTCTTCTAGTAATAATATTGAATTGAAATTAAATCATCCGGTTAAAGAATTAATCTGGACGAGTGCTGTAACAAATACATATGGGAATCTCAAAATAGTTATGAACGGACATGATCGTTTTTATCCACAAGAAGAAGAATATTTTCAATTAAGACACCCTATTAAATATCATACGGCTGTTCCTGCTCAAAATATGGCCCACGTGGGTATACCATCTTTCGTAGGAACAAAACTAACCGCCTTATTTTCTGTGACTGCAACCTCACCTCAAACATTTGAAGCTGAGGAGTTCTCTAATATCACTGTGACACCCACAAAGGTTATTATTTCTGAAACAAGTAGTGGCGGTATTGAAGATTTATCGGGAATAGAAGTAGTAGCAGCTTCGGGTGGAGTCACAGCAGCAAGTCTAGTTTATTCATTTCTTAAGTCTGATTTACAGGGACATGGTCATTTACCACACATAGGGGATATGTTGGAGTTTAATGTGAGTGGAATAGGTGCTACCGTAAACGCAGCGACTGGTCTCTCAAACTCCCATAGCATTCTTGCTAAAGTAACAGGTGTCGCCGATGGATCATTACTGGGCGGTCTTGCTAGCGTCGATAATTATCATATTCAATTATCTGAAAGTCTATGTGAAAGTACACTCGGTGCTGCTATTGATGACGCCAGTGATTTTACAATTCATTCCATCAAAAATATTTCAGTCGCACAAGCGGCAACATCTACCATGCGAAATCGTATCAATGTTTATTCCTTTGCCCTAAGACCCGAGGAACATCAACCATCGGGAACATGCAACTTCTCCCGAATTGATGATGCGAGACTTATATTTAATGATGTTCCTGTTCCCTCTGGTAAAACATTCACAATATATGCTGTTAACTATAATATCTTAAGAATTATTTCTGGTATGGCAGGATTAGCATATTCTAACTAATTATAAATCATTTATTTCATAAAATCTATAATTTTAATTAGTTTTAATTCCCTAAAATTTTTTTCTAAACTAGGTTATAAAATAATGGGAGGAGGATTAATGCAACTTGTAGCTTATGGCGCTCAGGATATCTATCTTACGGGTAACCCGCAGATTACTTTCTTCAAGGTTGTCTACAGACGACACACGAACTTCTCGATGGAGGCTATTCAGCAGACCTTTAGCGGGGGTGCTTCTGTAGGGGGGGCAACGGTTACCGCGACCATCTCTAGAAATGGTGATTTAGTTAGCAGGTTGTGGTTAGATGTTGGTATTGATCGCAATGATCTTGATGATACGGGGACATATGCCAATTGGACCAATAATACCGGACACGCTTTAGTCAAAGATTGTGAGATTGAAATCGGGGGTCAGAGAATTGATAGACATTATGGTCATTGGTTAGATGTCTGGAATGAATTAACTGATCATGAAGAATCGGAATGGATCGGTCTTAATAAACACGCGGCGAAGAACGCTTACCTTGCCAGTGGATCTCCGTTGGACTCGTCCGGACCTGAAGTCACCAGATTATATGTTCCTCTTCAATTCTGGTTCTGTCGTAATCCTGGCCTCGCTTTACCTCTGATTGCCCTTCAGTATCACGAAGTGAAAGTTAAATTAACGACTCGTTCGTTGGCTGGGTTAGTAAATGGTAGTGCCACGGTAGCTACAGCAACTATGACGACTGCTCCGGATGTTAAACTATGGGCGGATTACATCTACTTAGATACTGATGAGCGCCGTAGATTCGCTCAAGTTTCTCATGAATACCTTATTGAGCAGCTTCAGAAAGAAGAAGGTGTGATGGCTGCTACTAAAAAATTAAACTTTAATCACCCTGTAAAAGAACTAATTTGGACCGTTCAGGCGAATAACGCAATTGCCGAGGGGGTAAGCGGGGGCGCCGACATGGACGCGACCCTCAATTTACCCACCCTGGCCACTGCTAACTTCAAAAAGAATGACCATTTTAATTATTCGGTAGGTTTAAATGGTACTGCCGAAATAATTAATGGTGTTGCTAGTCGGGAAGGATTTGGTACTATGAAACTCCTACTTAACGGTCACGATCGCTTCGCGGTCCGCAATGCTACCTATTTCAGAACTTGTCAACCTATTCAAGCTGGTCATAAAGTTCCGTCTAAACATATATACTGCTATTCGTTTGCCTTAAAACCGGAAGAACATCAACCATCGGGAACCTGTAATTTCTCTAGAATCGATAATGCACAAATGGTGTTCACAGTGAATGATGCCGCGGACACCACGTTCACAGTTTATGCCGTCAACTACAATGTCCTCAGAATCATGTCGGGTATGGGTGGCTTAGCTTACTCTAACTAAGTATTCATACTAAAGTATTCTAACTAAAGTATTCTAACTAAAGTATTCAAATTAAGTAAATTATCTTTTTTATATAAAAAATAAATAATCTTAAAAATATTTTAAAAATTTTTAATTATCATAAATAATTAAAATTAAAATTAATCAACTTCATCCATGGAATTATCTAATACTGGTTCAGGTAAAACGGGATCTTTATCTTGTAACTGACTTAATATTTCCGAAATATTATGTTCTGTAATATCAATTTCTTTTAATTCTTCATCTTTCCAACATCCTCTTTGTTTAGAGACGTCAATAATTTGTTTTACATTCTTCAACATTTGAATGATATTTTTTGATTCTGATTCCATATTTTAATAATATATGAAATAATATTTTAAATAGATTTTAACTTTGTAAGAAGAAATGTGATACTCTTTCTTATAAATATAATGATGTAGGTTATTTAATCGCTCTATCTATATTTATGTAAAGGGGGTCGCGATAGTAGCACCAGAGCTGCCAATATTTGTGCCAGAAACTTGCCATAGTGCAGCGGATATACAAGTATAAATGAAATGGGACCCCTTAAGTCCTCCAGTAGTAGTTTTATTAGTGGATAACTGATGATCGGCTGCTGCAGGTCTAGAAAATCCAATGGTGGCCACATCCTCATTCAAAGCAACATTGGTACCCACGTCAGCAATATCCTGGCATAAAAGGATACCAGTTAAAGTGTCGGCGGCGCTGGCGGCGTTGATCGTGTAGGCATTACTTGTTAAAGCAGTTTCTACATAAAACTCATACCTTAAACCAGGCTCAGCAGCAGGCAAGGTGACGACTATTCCAGCGGCTCTATTAAATGTAAATATTGTCCCAGATTCACTCACTTTCGGGGTAAATGTTGCTAATGTAATACTGAATACCGGTGTTTTGTATGAAAGTGTACCCGCCGTAAGAATACTATTCCCCTCAACCTGTAAGTTCTGAAATATTCCATCTTTTAAGCATCCGACTTCACCCATATTATTTATATACCTTACTTTAGAAAAAAATTTTAGAGAAATTAACTTATAAATATTATGTAATATTCATGGTCAACTAAATTGATTAATTTTATCTCTATCTTTTAAGATAACTTTTTTTCAAAAATAATAAACAAAATATTATTTAAGATCATTAAAAAATAAATTTAAGATTCTAAGCGGAAAAATTAATTAGTTTAATTTCGCCAAAATTTTTTTCTAAATGAGTGTATAAAATAATATGGGAGGAGGATTAATGCAACTTGTAGCTTATGGCGCTCAGGATATTTACCTTACGGGTAACCCGCAGATTACTTTCTTCAAGGTTGTCTACAGACGGCACACGAACTTCTCCATGGAGGCTATTGAGCAGACCTGGAATGGATCTGAGACTGCGAGTGGTCGTTGCACCGCCACTATTTCACGCAATGGTGATTTAGTTCACAAGATGTATTTAGATTTATCGGGTACGAATACTGGCGACACGGATAATTTAAATTTGGGGACTGAATGGATTACTTCTGTAGAACTTGAAATTGGTGGTCAGAAGATTGACAAACAAACCGGAATATGGATGGAAACCTGGACTGAATTAACGCAGAGAAATGATACTGGATTAGTAGCGACCTCTGTCGCCTCGAACGCACCAGGGAATGGTACGCCTTGGCAAAATATGACCGGTACAGGTGGAGTTGTCGCTGGTTCGGGAGTACTGCATCAGTATTATGTCCCATTGTATTTCTGGTTTTGTCGCAACCCAGGTCTTGCTTTACCTTTGATTGCCCTTCAATACCATGAAGTTAAGGTTATCTTAGAACATACTATTACCAATACTTTTGGGGGGTCTGTTGCGAAACAAAAATTATGGTGTGATTATATCTACCTTGATACTGATGAGCGCAGGAGATTTGCCCAGGTTTCCCACGAATATCTTATTGAACAGATTCAAGAATCGTCTATCACCCAGACCACTCAAGATCTTAACTTTAATCATCCAGTTAAGGAACTTATATGGACCTCGGCTGCTAACGCCGGTTCTGATGGTTCTACCGATTTAAATCCAGTTCAGGGTTTGACTGCTACGGTCCTATTAAAATTAAATGGTCACGAAAGATTTGCGGCAAGAGAGATGACATACTTTACAAGAGTACAGGTAAATGATTACCATTCTGGTAGTGGCGGTATCGCGTGTGCCGTGGGCTCGGCCAACGCCAATGATGCGATTGGTGTATACTCTTTCGCACTTAAACCTGAAGAACACCAACCTTCAGGGACTTGTAACTTCTCTCGTATTGATAATGCCCAATTAGTTTTTGGTGGTACTCTAGCGGGTGCGAACGACGTTGTTTTCGCTGTCAACTATAATGTTCTCCGTATTATGTCTGGTATGGGTGGTCTCGCTTACTCGAACTAAGTAAATATAAATTAAACAGGACGATAATAAGCAGGCAATACATTAATCAATTTCTCTAATTTGTCTTCTAAAAATTTAACACGATTTTCTAATTCACTATTATCTACTGATACATTAGTTTCAGTAGATGATAAAATTTCCTGAACATTCTGAACAACTTCCTGAGTAGAGACTGGTTCCGGTTCTGCGACCGGCTCAGGTTCGGCGACCGGCTCAGGTTCGGCGACCGGCTCAGGTTCGGCGACCGGCTCAGGTTCTTCTGCTTCTGTTTCACTATCACTTGCAACCTCTTCTGGCGCTTCCTCAACAACAACATCAGCAGGCTCAGATTCGTTAACAGCATCTAAAACATTATCAACAGTATCACTCATTTTATAATCTAAGTCAATAAAATAATTTTAAGTATATTTATTATTTAAAAAAATCATAGATATTTAAGTTAAAATGACTAGTCAAGTAAAACCTATCCATGCGGGAAATAAAGGGTTGGCTAATTTAGGAAATACATGCTACATGAACTCTGCCCTACAGTGCTTAAGTCATCTGACAACATTTCATCCAAATAATGAAAAATTTTTTAATGAATGTAAGAGATCGGATCAAGATTCATTGATTTATGAATGGTTTCAGTTTCAGAGAAAAATGTGGTCAAATGATTCATCAGAAGTTCATAATCCTATCAATCTCTTAAGACGCTTTCAGAAAATATGTTCAGAGAAAGATCTTTACTTCAGTAATTTTAATCAAAATGATATAGATGAATTCTTAACTTTGTTCTTAGATTTATTACATCAGGGTGTATCCAGAGAAGTTACAATGACGTTTTCTAAGAAAGTTGAAGATGAAGCCGATAAAATCAATCTTAAGAGTAATGAAACGTGGTCACGATTTTATGCCAAAGATTATTCTTATATTGTTGATAACTTTTATTCACAACTTTTAGCGATTACCAGTTGCACTGATTGTGAATATTATACGACGAATCATGATCCAATTCAAGTTATCTCATTAGAAATACCTAATTCAGCATCTTCTTTAGAATGTTGTTTAAGTGAATATATGAAAAAGTTAAGATTAGATGAAGATAATCTATGGCAATGCGATGAATGTAAAAATTCTGTGAGACCCTTTAAGCAAACAAGATTATGGAAAACATCAGATGTCTTATTCATTTTAGTGAAAAGATATCGGAAAAATCAAAAGATAGATAAATTCCTGAAATATCCAATGAACTTAAATTTAAAGGATTATAATATTAATTATTCTTCAAAGAAAAGTAATCAATATTCTCTACAAAGCATGGCGATTCATAATGGTTCATTAGGTGGAGGTCATTATTATGCTGTATGTAAGAACTATTTAGAAGATAAATGGTATGAATACAATGATACGGGTGTGAATCAATTAACAGAAAGTAAAGTTGCGAAGTATTCCCCATATTTATTTGTTTATAAGAGACTTTAAAGAGGCTTGAGAGTTCTGCCATTACTTCTATATAACTTACCTTTTTTACGGATCACAACTCCTTTCGGTGGTATCTTAGGTAGCACTTTACTCCTCCGCGTTTTTTTACGTCCACCCCCCGTTTTCTTTCCTTTTCTTTTCGTTTTTTTAGTCTTTTTCTTCTGATCCTTCTGATCCATGTAATCTCTACATTTTGAAAAAGGGATTCCCGCAGGACAACCTTTCTCTAAACTACCAAAGTTTTTCATTATAATATAGATAAGGTAAAAATAAGATCAATCAGGACCCCGGTGGGCAGAAACTTTAGAAACATTCCATTTGTCTGCTTTATTTTTT